GCCTAGGTCTTTACATCTACCGCGTGCTGTTTTCTCATCTAACTGCCAGATAGCAAACGCACAACGCACGCCATCAACAAGCGCGGACGTACCCCGAATAAGATTGCGTGCCTCTTCTGGTTTAGACACAACCTTGTCGCCCTGTACCTTCGTCATATGGTGACATACAATAACAGCCGCCCCCGTTTCTGTGGCAACTCTAGCCAACAAGCCCGTTAACGCCGCGCCTGCCGCAGGGTCTGAGTTTACGTCTGCATGTACGAATGATGCGAGCGGGTCAAACACGATAAGCTTGAGATTGTCGAGCTGTAGCATTTGTTCGTATATTTTCTTGAACTCATCTGTCTCGCTGTAGTCGCCCATATTCTCTCGCAAGATAGGGAACACACCGCCCACGTTTGGCAGCGGAACTACATGCAATTTGTTCGGGTAGTCAAAGCGCAAGCCTGCTTCATCAAGGCGCTCGATACGTCTATGCATCTCGGACTCATCATCTTCTGCTGTGAAGATAACAACGTCCCCGAACTCCCGAACAATTCCCCCGAAAGAGTTTTGAACTGGCTTGCCTGCTGCAACCTTCATGGCTAGGTCTAGGGTCATCATGCCCTTACCACTGTCGCCTGCTGCTGCAAAGATAATAGGAACGCCTAGTGGGAACGTGCCGTCTACAAGAAACTGCTGGACAGGCGCAGCACCACTAAAGCGTGAGATAAGGAGACTATCATTAAGAAGGTTGATAGAACGGCGAGTGTTACCAGCCCCGTTTGTAATGAATTTTTCAACGTCAAAACTTTCTTCTATAGCATCTGCGGCATCCCATTTGGGAGGTTTACCAGACGGAGGTTGCAATATGGTTACACTATCCGCATCAGATTCCAGCGCTACTTCCCGAACAATTTCAGCGAGCCTGCGTCCGGCGTCATCATTGTCAGGCCAGATAACAAGCTCCTTCCCGCGCAACGGCGTGAAGTCGAACTTATCTGCGTTTTTTCTTGTCAACGCGCCAGCCCCGCCCAATGTGCATGTAGCTGGTATGCCTGCTTCAATCAGGGCTTGAGCACATTTCTCGCCCTCAACCCATACAACTCTATGCTCATTTAAAATGTTCGGGATATTATACAGAGGCCGGACTTCTGGCGCTTTTGGATATGAAACCCCTGGAATCCACGGACGGAATTCCTTCTTGCCTTGAATATCATAACGGCGCACAGAAACTAATACCTCACCGTCACGAGAAATGTAATCCCACTGCCCGTTATGCGGCGTATCAATATCAATGCGAACCTTCTCGGCTGTAGGCTCTGCCTGCGGTGTACTATTGCCCTGTTGCTGTACACCGTTGCCAACTGGTATCTTGTTAAGATTTATCCCGTTTTCAGTGCGCCAATTTGGTGGGGGCGGCGTGCTAGGCGCGTCTGTAGAAAGATAAGAGCCGAACAATTCTTTGATTTCAGGCAGGCGCATACCGCGAGCTGCCATCAGAATCTTAACAATTCCCCCTACACCTTCCCCGCCATTGAAGTCTTGCCCACGCATAAAGTGCGGACTGTTGGTGTTGATATCAATCTTTAGGCTCTCGCCAGCCTCGCCAGCCAACGACCCGATAAAGAAGTCGCTGCCCCGAACCCTGCCATTCGGATATGTTTCAAGCAGCATTTCCACCTGTACTGAGCGTGGAACCTCACGGCTAATTCTTTCGACTAAATCATGTGCCGTACCAGATTTAGTATTGTCAAACCTTATAACACTCATTATATTGTATCCTGAAGTCCGATTGTTTCCTTTTCTGATTTCGTTTCACACTTTGAAAGGGGTCGCTCAGGTATTAACTGGCGGCCTCTTTCTTATTTTGACCAACATGTTTCACGAAACTCACACCATTTGCAAGCAAAGTAATCTGAATTTGCTGCAATACGCGGCAGCATTTCCCCCGCTTTTGTAGCCTTCAATATTTCTACGCCCTTATCACTTGTGTTTTGAGCTAACACTTTATTGAAAGGAATTAGCTCGTAGTAAATCTCACTTGTATCTTTATTCATCACAGTAAACAAGGCCGGATTTTCTGTTAAATCCATATATGCCTGATACAATGCCACTTGCGCGGCGTAAACAGGGTTTGCTTCCGCCACACCTTTCCGAACAAATTCACTGAACTTTTTACTGTTAGCTGACTTACACTCCCATAGAAAAGGGTAGTGCATTGGAACTGGTCCGCCAGTTATGACGCCATCAATGTGCCCTTTTATCTGTTCGTCAGCTACCGCGAACCCAAACTGCTTACCTTGTGAGTCGTGCGTCTTAAGCTCGAAGCCAGCAGCCCTCAGATAGCCAGCAATCAAGTCCTCAATGAAGTGCCCCATATCGAATATACGCAATGTACGCGCTGGAAAGGCTTTATCCTCATCTGGCTCGACTTGCATATATCTATACTGGACTTGCCTAGAACACGCGCTACCAAGTGATGAGCCGCCTAAGTATTTTCTTCTTGGCTGCTCATCATTTTTATCGCAAATAGCTTTGTCTATATTGTAGGCGATAAGCTCTATAGCATCAGAATGGAATGGGGTCGTTGAGGTCGTCCGTGGCGTCAGAACTGGTGATACTCTGTTCAAATTCAAGAAGCCCCTGCTCTGTAAACTCATCTCTTATTTCCTTCATTTTCTGAAAATACGCGACCATACCTAATACTTCTTCTTCTTTAAGGTCGCAAAGCCTTTTGCCCCACCCCAACTCGCTAAACATCTTAGCGGCGTTTGTAAGTGTATCGCTTTTCTCCAAGGCCTCTAATGTACCGTCACTCCGTCTGGAATTATTATGTTGCATAACTCCGTGCCCTCCATTTGCATCTCTGGGTTTTGAAATGTTATTTGATAAATCTCTTCTTCGTTAATAAGCATATATGCCATACCAGAAGTAAAATTAAACTTGTGCTTATGTGCCGCGTCTTCGATAAAAACACCCATCGCGTCTAAAATTTCTTCATCTTCTGCCATTTCGCTTACGGTTATAAATCCGTCAATGCTCTCTGAGCTCTTATCCTTTAAGAATAGCGTTAGATTAATTTCCACCCGCATCTATTGCTCCAGAGAGCTAGCGCTCTTAGCAGTAGCTTCTGTGCCTTTATGGATGTGCCTTCCAGTAAGCTCTTCTTTTACATCGACATCAACAAATGCATCATCAGGGCAAATCTTGTCCCACTCCTGAAGCTTTAAAAGTTGCTCTCTCTTTTTTCTTTCAGTAACTCTCTCAGAATCAGCCATTAAACTTTCCTCAATAAGTCGTCTAAATTAATTAAGAAACCTTGTGATGTGTTTCTATCCCCGCCGCGTATAACATTGCCATTATTATATTCGTTATTACACAACTCGGTTAACCTGTCTTTCGATACAATTATGACCACACCTGTAGTTAAAACAAAAGCCCAAAAATCTGATTGTGTTGTTGTAATACCTGACGGTTTCCCGCGACATTCAAATTCAATAAATACACGCCCAGACTTATGAGCTATTTTATCATTCTTTACTTCAATCTTTTTGTTCTGAAGTAAGTCACCGAGGAATTGTTCGGCTACCTGACCAACTAAAAGGTCGTGGCTAAAGTCGTTATTGTATAGCATCGCTAGTCCTACCTTATGATGCAAGGGTGGGTGGCTTTACGGCACTGGTGCCACCCAAACCAGCTAACAGCTTTTTACGATAAAGTTGCCGTTAGTACGCCTTTAACTTTATTTAGCAGACGGCAGAGGCATCCGCTTGTCTGCAAGACTAACATTTAAGTCCGCTTTAGTCATAGCTTTTTTATTGATGAAGCAATGAACAGCGCGGCTTAATAAAACAGAATAGTCATGCGAACTAATGTGAATTCTATTTGCCCGTAAAAACGTAATTTGCCTCATAAGCTTAATAGGGCCACTGGTAGCCTTTCCAGTGCCATTCATCATGCAATTAAAGAAATCTTCAATCTCATCGCGGTATCCAGCCTCTACGGCAAGATAAAATGTTGCTGCGACTTGACCATGAGTATAGTAAGTTTGAGCGTACACTTTCCGCGCCATTGAAACGCCCTCTTGCAACAAATCAGGATTGTACTTGTTTAGGTAAGCATCCTTAATCTGGTCGTTGCTAACGCCGCCAGCCGTGTTGGTTTTGCCCTTTTCCCAATTAAGAAGAAACTTAATTTCTTGAGCAATCTTACTGTAATTCGTCACACCCATAATTGCCAGAACATCATCCGCGCCACGGTTCTTACCTGAGTCCATGTGATGAAAAGTGTTCGGGTCAATGCCAAAAGTAACGTGCGTAGTAAAAGGCGTTTGCGCCTGAATACACGCGGCTAAACGGTTTTGCCCATCTTTTAGATAACCGTCTGTTCCAAACTTAATCGTATCACCAGTAAGTGACCAATTATCATTCTGCATGTCGCGCTTATACTCAATAATTTTTTGAGACTTACGCGGACGGTTATTGATATTTAAGTTGCCCTTCGTTTTATCCAGAATGTACTCAGCAAGCTCTGGAGTAAATTCGCAGACACGGCTGTTCTCTGGTGGATTTTTAATCAAATACTTTAGAGTTTTGATTTGGTCTTCTGGCGAAAGCTCTGATGTAAGCTTGCGCTGTTTACTTGTAATGCTAGTTAAAGCCATTTTCTTACCCATACCGCCGTTCCGTTTGTATGGCGGCCCTTCTGATGTTGCTAAAGTTAAAGGAAGAAGGGTCTAGCCTAGCAACAAAGCCAGACCCTTCTTTTCAAGGTGCGCTAGACAAGGTTCTATTACCTCCAAGAACCAACGTACTTCGCCCCTCTATCTCTGGAGATGCACAGCTTTCGCTGCAATCCTAACTTCCAGAAAATTACTTTACTTCTGCGCCCACGCTGGAACAACTCCAGCCGTTGCTGTTACCGCAGGGGCTTGAGCATTCATAGCGGCCTGACCTTGTGGCGGCATTGAATTAATCAATGTCTGATTAACTGCTGGTGCCGCGCCACTGTTACCGCCGCTAGGAATGTAATCACTATTGTCTGGAGTCAGCGCAATAGTCATTTTGTTCTTTGCAGCGTATCCATTCTGCTCCGGCTCTACACCAACCAAGAAACAAAACTGTTGTCCTTGCAGGGCATCAAGACCAGCAATATTACGCTTTTGCTGAGCCTCTGGAGACATGTCAGCGCCCTTCAAGTTATGGATGCTGTCAATCATGCGCCGAAGCGTTTCAAGGCCAATCTGACGCGCCACAGGAACGCCGTTACTGTTTAGCTTGTCACCGTGCACAAACAGATTGTGCCATACTTTGCGCTTATCGAACTGACCGCCAATGATGGTAAATTCCATCGGGCAATACACTGCGCTAGATGACATTGACTTCTTGAAAAGAAAGCCAGGCCCAAACTCAGGCATTTCGCTGTCACCGCCTAATAGGTTAATAATTGCGCGAACAGGTGTTTTGTCTGGGATAAGCTCTAGAGGCTTCTGTTCACTACCAGTTTCTACTTCATTAAGATTAAGCATTTTCTTCCGCTCCATTCATTTCACTTGGATTTACAAAGTCCATAGGACGTTCATTTTGTGGCGTGCCGCCACTCATCTTCTCTAGAAGTTTGCCTAAGTGCGGCTCTTCTAGAGTATCTAATCTGCCAGACCTGTCTTTAGCTGGGTATCCCCACTGGTTCAGTGTCTGACACACAAAGGCGCGATATGGAACTCCGTTATCATCTGACATAAGAGCCATTGTAATAACTTCATCCACAATGCCCGGCAATTCGCGTCCAGTTTTAGAGCCTTCAATTTGCAGCTCATAAGTCTGGCGACCATACTCATCTGTCTTTTCATCCAGAATGCCAACAAAGATTACATTCTTATCGCGGATGTGCTGAAGGTGTGATAGCCACCCCATCATTTCACGCCCTTGCATACCGTAAGCTGCACGAGTGTCTAGCTTGCCAGTACGGTCTGATTTACACTCAGGCTGGTTCTGACAATGCGTAAAGCACAAACGCCCCGCTACGGTAATTGAGTCAACAAAGATTGTGTCATACTTAGACAAAACATCTGCTGGGTTTCCATAAGTCTGACACACATAATCGTAATGTGCCTGACTGTAAGTTGCGTCCTCACCCAAAGATGGGTTCGGACCACCCAAGAACACCGCGAAATCACGGCACTCTGTCCATGTGCGCGGACGAATGACATCAATGGCTACACCTTCGATAGCCGCGTCACCCGCTTCCAAGTCCATGAACAATGTCTTGGATGTGTCGAGGGTGCGAGCAAGAGAAGTCTTACCCACCCCTGACTGACCACATACAACAAGCTTGTGGCCCTTCTTTTCGTTTAGCCGTTGTTCGGCTGTGATAATGTTAAGCATCATCATCTCCCTCAACATCAATGCTTGTACCCTGCAAATGCACAGTACGCGCATCGCTAAGCCGCGCCTGAATTTCAGGCGGAGCATTATTATACTTAGCTTCTGGGATTGTGTATTTGACAGAAACGTAGTGACGAGCAGTATCTTCATCCATACCATTTAAGATATTTAGAAGCCTACCTTCATCCCACTCCACGCGCTTGCGAAGATTGACCTTTAGCTTATAACCAGCGTCTTCAATGGTTACGCTGCCAAAGTCTTTTCCGTTTTGACGCAAAGTGTCTTGCGCTCTGCCTAGATAGCGGTTCTCAAGCTCATTCTTGATAACCTTTACTTTTTCCTGTGACTCCACAATAAGCTGGTCCAGCTCTTTCTTGAGCATGGTTAATTCAGCCAATGATGCGGAGGACACAGACGATACGTCTGAATTGGTCATTGCGACCCTCCTTTATCAACTTTAAAAGACGGAGCTGTTAAATCCGTTATAAAACCAAGGTAGTGATACTTGTTTCACATTGCAAGAACTTTTTTTAATTTTTTTGATTTTTTTTCGATATCTTTATTTCTATGCCGTGCAAAGCCTTCATTAACTTCTTCTTTAATTTGAAGATATCTGTCTCCACGCCCTTGGCATCTTCGACTATAAATTCATCTTTACCGTCTTTGTTCGGCTTATAATATGTATAGTCAGCTATGTACGCGCAAATCTTCTGCCCATCAATGACCATGTTAAACCGCACCTGTCTATCTAGGTCGCGTATTTCGCCGTTCTCTTGCATCTTCCAGAGCTGCCCATACCGCTCTGCCTCCCATTTGCTATCAAACTTCATGCCCATAAATTCGGTTTTCTTCGCGCCGAACTTATTGCGTTTCTGATAAAAACCTTTATTATATGTCATTATATGTCCCTTTTTGTTGGAGGCTTTTGTGGCATCAGGAAATCATAGAACTGTCGGAATTGACATGAGAACCTATAACAAGCTGAAAAAGCTTTGTGAAGATGAACACCGTAACATACGTCAACAGATTGGTATGCTTGTATCTGAAGCTTACAAGGAAAAGTACGGTGATTCAATTGGTTCGCTGGGAATTGGCTCAGTTGGACAAAAAAATACGGTCTAAGCAATTTTGCAAAGACCGCTGCTCCAAATCATCTTTAATAAATTTTGCAGGCGATATACGCTTTGTCACCTGACCTTTTAGGCACTCTACTGGTTTAAACAAAACGCGCTCTGGCTCTACTGCAACAAAGGCTATTATATCGCATTGTTGTTTTGTTAGTGGCTTTTTCTTGCCGCCATGAGATGTAGCGAACTGATACCCCATGTGCGCGGCTTGCGTTCCGCCTCTGCCCTTTAAAATGCTGGATTTAACTTGAACGCGCAGAAAAACATCTTGCCAATTAATAATTACATCAACCGTATCTAGGTTGACTATTTGGCAAGAGTAGCCAAGCTTCATCAAGCGAACCATACATATATGCTCGCCCAACTTGCCAGCCTCGAAAGCATTTAACATCTTCCCCCCGTTGGAAGTGTGAAATTTATTTCTTGACAGTACGCTATAAGTATGACTTAAATGTTAATATAGTGCAACTTTCTAGGGAGACATCCCATGATACAAGAAGGTGACGGAAAAATGGCGCGGCTCATGTCTTATGGGTTGTGCCCCAAGTGTGAAACAGAAATGCAATTTAAATCTGACGGTCTTGAAGAGGATTTTATGGTTTGCCCTGTATGCAAGCTGGAGGTGCTGACACCAAGACACAGTGAGATGGAGATTGTTGTAGAATTGGAGTAGTTATGTATACAGCAGTTATTGTTGTATGCGCTGTTGTCGGTAGCGGCTACGGTAATCATTGTTTTGAGTTAAGAGACAATTGGGGGCCGTATAATTCTCTATCGGAATGCAAAGCGCGTACAGTTGAAATGTCAAAATTTAGCGTCAATGTTTTTAGCGACCATAAATTTCCTTATGAAGCTAAAAGCTGGCGTTGTGATTATGATGCTGATGGAGCGGCCTGACAGGTTTCGCCTTGGCAGCAATCATCTATGATGCAATCACAATTGACGCATTGTGTGTGACCATGCACATATACTGTCTTTAGTGGCTCACTACAACGTGGGCAACGGCGGCAGTGTTTTTTCATTGGCGCGGGGCCTGTGGTTGCACTAACTTTCGGAATCATCTGCCAATCCTCTCATGCGCGTTACTAAACGCCGTGCTCGATTCGGGACTTGCGTATACCACTTGGAATCTACCATCTGGTCTGCTGCTTCGTTCCAATCCCGCGCATCTACACCAGCCTTCATGCCAACAAACTTTGACAGCCGAGGGTAGCCAAGGTTGAACATCATGTTTGCAATGATAAGCTGGCACTCTTCTGGCAACTCATTCCAATCTGAATACAGGCGGTGACAATCATCTAGAGTTACAGCTATATCAAGCTTGAACACATTATCTACGCGCTCTTGCTCTATAACAGTGCCTACAGGCTTGCCGTACTCAGGGTCATCTTTCTTAATCAAGTGACCTATGCCAAACGTGGGCAAATTTAGGTGGTCTAAATATATTTCGTACTTACAGCCCTCATCAGAAGCAAGCTCCTGACGTAGCTGGTCAATCGTTGTAGATTTCATTTTATATCAACCCTGCTGTTGCGCCGCGTATACCGAGGGCCTGTGCCACTGCTGGGTTCTGCGCGGCCCGTTGTCTAACTGAAGATTGTTGTGCTGCGGGCGCTGGGGTTGCGGGCGGAACAACCGCTGCCTGCCCAATACCAGAAGAATTGTTCGGTATTTGAGACTGCACCTGGCTGTTTATATTTTGGATTTGCTCTCCCAGACCAGAAGATTCTATTACTGAGCTTATCTGTTGCTCTGCTTCCCGCACACCCTCTTGGCTTTGTTGAGCCAAAGACTGAGAGATTAGCCTGCCAAGTATTCTTGACTTTTCTTCGGCTGTTTGCCCTGATGAAAGTTTTTTGTAGTCTTGAACAATTTGCTTATAATACGGACCTGATGTTAAAAGCCGCCCAACAATTGTAAACTTGGCTAGTTTACCAAGGTTTTGAATTGGGCTAGCGGCGATGTTAGCAGCAACCAAATCACCACCAGCCGCTGTGCGAGAGTTAAAGTCTAGTATTCTAGCAAACTCAGCCATATCCTTGCCCATCTCATCGCCAAATATAGCCGACAACTTGCCGCCCTCGTTAGCATCTAAAATGCGCTTTGCAAAAGCACCCAAGGCTTTCCCGTCTGTCGTCAGTGTATCGCCAAAGTCAGAAATAAGGCGTTCCATATAATTACCGCGCAACTTTTGAAGAGCTTCTTCGTTTCCTTTAAACGCATTAAAAATCTTTTTTACGTCTGTCGCTGTTGTGCTTCTAGTGGAAATTAGTTCTGCTGCCTGAATAGGATTTAAATCTCCAGCCTGCAAAGCACGCAAAGCAGAGCTTTTTTGTTCATCGCGTGCAGCCCTCTGTAAATTGGTTAAGACGGTTAATTGTTCGGCTAAAGGAGCATCTTTCCCTATTTCCTTAATAACTGCGTCAACATCAGCCTGCTTTAGATTTGATAGACCAATCTTTTCCATTTGAGATGCTAATGATTTTACTTTAGCTGCATCCGCGCCAAACAGAACATCGGCTGTTTTGCCTAAGTCCTTAACAGCTTTAGCAAACGCGGCGGGCTTGAATTTTGAAGGGTCAATATCATCAATGCCTCTAAGGCCTGATGTAGACAAAGCATCATTTAGCCATTCTCCGGCTAGCTGGTTTCTAAATGCTTCTTTATCAAGCTCAGCGCCAGCCTTTCCTTTCACCCCTTTAGAAGCGGCAAAATCTATTGCATTTAACGCTCTTGTTAAAACCAAAGGCTTGTTGTTACGGATAATCTTATCCATAGCAACATCATCAATCCCTATAGGCTGATTTCCTCTAGCTTTAGCGGCAATGTTTTTGATAATTCCAGCAGCTTCTATATCCTCGAATATTTGTGCACCTTCGTTATATAGCTTTCTGGCTGGCTCAATGGCCTCTGAGGCTCTTTCAAGAAACCTTCTCTCAAGCCCCGCTGGAACCTGTAAATTATCAAGAGTGGCTTTGATGCTATTTGTAGATAACTTTGCATCAATCTTGCTTATCAAATCACTAATATGACCGCGCTGAATATTTTTCTTAGACAAGGGGACTCTTGCTAAATTATCGCTTAATGTTTTGCGTAAATTGTAAAGCTCCAAGAAAGAGACATTCCCTTGCTTGCCTAAAGCATCTATGCCTTTTAAAGCAGACTTTAGCTCTTGCATGGTGTCGCCAGCTAATCCAGATTTTTCTATGTCTTTTATCTCTTTTACTGCTGCGCGTATATTGCCTATGCCGAACAATTTTTCAGAGCCAGCAGCAGATTCTAATGCCTCATCAATTGGCTTAAACGCAGCCTTTACCTCAGAGTCAAAAGCATTTCTAGCACCAATCAAGATATCAAACACATCTTCATTCAAGTCCATGTTTTTTTCAGCAGCCGCGCCAAGGTCATTGCCTAACCCGCGCAAGGTTTGCAAGACAGCTTTCTGAGACGCTTCTTGGGCCGCGATTAATTCAGCAGCTTTTTTGCCTGTGCCTTCAAGCAAAATGCGCCCAGCCTCTTCATCTCCAACTTTCTCTACTTTCGAGCGGAAGTCTGCAATTGTTTTTTGCATAACCTCATTGTTGTTTTTTAAGCGAGGAGAAGAGCCAAAAATCTTCTCAACAATACCTTGCTGACGAGCCACAACGGACGGAGCGCGGATTGCGCTCAGAGTAGGGTTAATGCCTCTTTCAATAGACTTGGCGGCAATCTCAAGCTCTTCATCAGTAAGGCCCTTGCCAGCTCTCATTGAGCTGCCAATGCCACGCGCTGCTAATCCAAAAGCACCCAATGTAGCGTCAGTTAAAAACCCGTAAGCAAATTCTTTTCCTAAGTCTTTTGCAACTTCTTCTGCTGTCTGGTCTTGCACGCCATAAATTGCTTCAACACCTTCTTCAAGTGCCTGCCCACCAGCAGCCCCTGTCCCAGCACCAATAGCTCCGCCGAGCAGCGTGCCAATGCCAGGCGCTACTGCGGTTCCAATTGCAGCCCCTTTAATAGCCCCTGTGACACCGCCAATAACTTCTGGCGCCAACCCAGCGAAATCGGCTAAATCATATCGGCTAAAACCAGCCTCATCAATTAATGTGGGCTTATCAAGCTCTACGCCAATCTTCGCGCCGCCTGATGGTGTTAGTGCTAACCTTCCGCGAGAATCACGAAGGTAATCATCTTCAGTCATGCCGTATAGCACGCGCAACTGAGCTTCAGCATCGCCCTCTGTCTCAGCAGCAGACAACTTTGCACGCAGGCCAGCGTCTTTGATTCCAGATTCTGTGTCGAACAATTGTTCGTCTTTTGCTTCAGCAGCAGACTTTTCTGACGCTATTTGTTTAGATATTCCACGTTGTTTGTCGCGGATAACTTGACCTATTTTGAACTGCTCTTCAACGGTTGGCTTGTCGCCAGCAAACTCAAACTTAACAGTCTCGTTAGGTAGCTCTAGTAAAATTTGACCCATAATTCACCCTTTACGAAAGCTTTATTACTGTTATGCCGTCATCGTTTTCCGAAACATTAAGGCCTTCTCTTCCCATGCCAATGCCAGACAGAGCGGCCTGACCTATCTTTTCCTGAACCTCGTCAAACTGAGATGGGGCTAAGTAGAGGTCTTTGTTGCCAAATCTAACAAGCTGACGTTCTAATGCGTCTTTGGAAGATTCAAACAGCTTTCTTGTTTCTCTTAGCTTTACCAACGCTTCTTGCGGGTTAGTAAAGAAGTTTACATCACCAATAGCGGCATCAAGATTTTTAATATCTTGGTTAGATATACCATTGCCAGTTTCTTGAGTAAGAAATCTTTTATACTGAAACACAAGCCTTTTTCTAATGGCATCTGCTTCTGCCAAGGGGCCGAGCTTTTTACCGTCCACTGTTACTCCAACTCCAAGACCCTCTTTAAATCCTAAAGCCTTCATTCTCCCGTCAATGAATTCAAACAGCTTCTGACCAGTTACGCCGCCTGCTTTACTTGCATTTGCGGCTTCATTTATTAGAGTAGAAATTTTGTCAATAGAAGATATGCCATCAAGTACATCTGCATATCCTTTACTTAACATCTCAACATCTTTTAATGGCTTTGTTAATACTTCTTTACCATCAGTTTTTCTAATTCCCTCGCTGATTTTAATATTTGGCATCGAGGATAGTGGCGTGTATGTACCAAGGCCCATTACCTCAAATCTTTTGCCGCCAGACTCTATTTCTTTTATTTCTTTGTCGGCTTGCTTTTCAATACGCAGCTTTTCCATTTCAAGCCCATGATTTTGTTGAGCCAAAAGCTGCTTACCAACATAATCTTGAGTCTTTGTCATTAAGTCAGTGACACGCTCTTGAGCCGCGCTAAGTTGAGCAATTCTTTGCTTGTCTGCTGCCTTAACCTCACCAAGAGCGTACTTACCAGCCGCGATACGCTCTGCGCGAGCTTGTTCTTTAGCCTTCTGGAATGCAGGCATGGCCTTCTCGCCAGCTTCACCAATTGCGCCAAGCATGTTGCTTACATTAAAGCCTTTGCCTGCTTTGTTCTGCATAAGAGCCAAGCCAAAGGCCATAAGAGCGTGTGATTTGTCCGGCTCGCCATCAATTTTTACACCAGTGGCTTCGGCAAATTCCTTCATGTAATCTTCTCTAGATTTTTTGTTTGGGTCCTCACCGCGCAAAGCGGTAACATCAGCCATAGCTTTTTCCAACAAAGCGCCGTAGGGATTGTACGCCTCCGTAGACCCGCCTTCGGCACCTTCCTGAGTGGTTTCTGTAGTGGTATCTGTAGTGGTGGTGGTGGTTATGTCGTCTGTGGTGGTCGAAGCTCCAGTGGTTGTGTCGGGCGCACCATCAGGACCAACAGCACCTAAATCGCCTTCAGGCTTAACAACGGCACCAGGAGCTCCATCTGGGCCAGCCGCGCCTAACTCTTGAGACAAATCACTCAATTGTTCTGTAATTGTTTTTGGTGCTGTAGGAGCAGAGCCGAGGTCGTCTGAGTCTCGTAAATCAATTGCCTGTAGGTTTGCGCTAGTTTGCGCCTGCCTGCTTTTTATTCCCTGTAAAAGGGCAGACAAATCTTGCACAAGTGGAGTTTCTGAAGGGTCAACATAAGTTTCTTCTGCCGCGCTAGTCAGAGACTCTGCGGTAGCCTGCCGAATGTCACCTTGGGGCTGTAACCCAGCAGCAGCTCTAAGCTGGTCAAGCCTGCCGGGAGCAAACATGCCTCCAGCCTCAACAGCAGCTATTCCTGACTTTACTTCAGGCCCACCCGCACCAGCGCGAATAATATCAGTTAGAGAAGCAGCCATTTAAAGCTCCTTATGCAGATGTCATGCCAGAGCCTTGAAGCGCAGTGTACGCCCCAACACCCTGTAGGAATGGGTTTGCTTGAGGCGTTGTGGCGCTTTTAAAGGTGCTGGACAAGCTACCTGAAGGAGTGCCCTTCAATAGTGAGCTTCCAAGCTCTAACCGTGTGAATGGCTCCATAACGCCCTGCATTAGGTTTTGTCTTTGTGCGTCTAGCTGTGCTTGTTCCTGTGCCTGACCAACGCGGCCTAGCTGAGAAAGCATACCAATGTCAGCGCGGCCTAACTCTGATTGCAGGCGACCCACATCAGCGATACCTGACGCTGCCTGACCAAGACCACCGAACAATTGTGCGGCTTTCTGTGAGGCATCAACAGCCTGCCCAAAGCCCTTTGAAAGGAATTCACCAACTTTACCAAGCCTGCGGCCTTCTTGCTCTGCCGCTTGAATGCCCTGACGAGCACCGCCAAACGCACCAGCCTGCACAGCCTGCCCTGCTAACTGGTTCTGACCAATTGCAGCTTGACGGTTAATTTCGTCAATAACAGCCCCCTGATAGGGGTCCATAAACTGTTGTATGCTTTGAGATGGGTCAAGCATACCCAATCCCTGCGCGATACCAGAAGTGGCTAGCTGCCCTGCTGTCTGCACATAAGGCTGAAACATGCCAAAGCCCTGTAAGGCTTCTTGTTGCGCTCTTTGCTGTAGCGGGTCAAGAGCCGCTACTTGATACTGAGGCAAGTTAAGAGGTGAGTCCAGCAGCCCTTGTTGGGTTTGCTTTGTAGGGTCGTCAGGGTCAAACTCGCCAAATGCTGTTTGCAGAACGCGCTTCTCTAGGCCTTCTAGATAAGGGGCAAGTCTTTGTACCTGTTCTACGGTTTGGGTAGCCATTATGCCATCCTCTCAAGATTATCCATCATATCATACATGCGACCTATGCCTTTACGCAAGCTGCCATCACCCATGCCCTTTACAGCATCACGGGTCATTACAAACTCTCCAGCCATAAGCAAGGCAGGCACATCATCCTTTTTACCTGAACCTTCAGAAGGGTCTATACCGCCATTACGGCGCGGGAAGTAGGCCTCTCCACCATCTGCGTATTGTAAAGGCATACCGCCGATTCTACCGCCCGGGCCGCCCTCGCCAAATGGCCTGCGCTCAAACTCTCTTTGGGGTGCTTCTTCATCGCTCGACAATAGCTCCGCCAAAACACCAGCCGCAACACCCTCACCAAGCTTTGAGTTCATAAACTTAAACAACATGCTATCTTCGTTCATGCCCATATTTCTAAGAAGGCTTGCAGACATTGTATCTGCCGCAACAGGGTCTGTTGTTGTAGCAATTTTTTTTGCGGCCTCTTTCGCCACTCTTTGAGCGGCTTCACTAGGAGTAAGGCCTGTTTTCTTCGCCATGTCTGCTACTTGCATAGGGCCTGCATCATATGTGCCCCCGGAGAATTGTCCGGGTTTCTGGCCTGCTGCCTGCCCACCTAATAGGTCAAATCCTCCGCCCAAAGCTGCGGACAAAAGCGCGTCTTTTGGCTTGCCACCTAGAGCTATACTGCCAACGCCAGAAACCAAGGCTTTTTGCAAAAAAGGATTAACGCCCGGTAGCAAAGCCTGACCAATGCCGGGGGCAAATGCGCTAAGAGCGGCGGGAGCTGCTACTTTAATTAAATCTTTTAAATTCATTACGAAATACTCACTGTAACGCTGCCTAACGAGCTTTGCACCAAAAAGCTATCGGGTACTGCCGTATCTATTAGAGAAATTTTAACATTATTTCCGATTCTATACAATGCCCCTGCTTCTAAGCCTGTGTCAGAGGTGGGCAAATCAGTAAAAGTAACTTTTGTGGCTCTTTCCTGACCAGGATTGCGCTCTTGATTTATAAAAACTTCAAGCGCTCGCACAAGACTAGCAAGATAATCCTGAGAATACTCCTCTGGCGCCTCTGGAAGTCGCGGTGCTGGATTTTCTACGGAGGCCATTAGCGCCTCCCATCAGGCCGTAAATCCACCCTAGGTATACCAAGCTTCCAAGCTGTGCCCGCGCCAGAGGACTCGACCTTCAGTGCAAAAGAACGACCACGCAAACGCATGTCCACCTCATTAGTCCACTGCTCCACAGGAGTTGTAGCGGACCTGATAACATTTGCTGTATCAGTTTGATTATAATTCGCGCCGGGATATGTGCGAGTCTGCAAAGTAAAGTCAACTGTAGGGGTCGCGCTTGTAGAGCCCAAAAAGTTTAAATCAGGTATAAGTCTGCGCGTTAACAAGAACTGGTCGCCATCACCAATGTCCATTTGGCTACTTTCTATGTAAGAATCCATAGCCGCGCCATCATCATCATATCCTACTTCGTGATTGTAGAGATAATTATCACCGTTAGAGTCTTCCCCGGCAGCAATAGGGTACTGATTGGTTCCGCGACCAATCCAAGCTGTTCTACCAAGAGAGCCGTAATACCATGCCTTCTCTAAGTAGTTATAAACAACATACCTGTCATTTTCACCAGTGCCGCTAGCGGATGGGTAGAACCACCAAATTTCACCAAACTCGGCGTTAACGCCAGCCGTGATTTTGTCTCTTTGCTCGAAATTTAAATCAAGGAAAACCTTGTCTTTTACAGTACAGGGTATTTGCTGTGTTTTACCAGAATAAATATAGAAATTATCAATTCCCATCCAGGCCACAAAATCCTCTGTAGCCGCGACTGCACTAGAAGATATAATTGATATTGTTGCAGAAAGCTGCTGCATACCAAAAGTAAATGGCGCACCAATGAACTGCATGGAATGCAGAGAGCGGTCAGTCCAAATAAGAATTTCTCTTTTTGTTTCAATTGCCCGAACAAATGTACTGCCAGAGCCAAGGCGCAAATCGCCAGCGGTGTTGTCTGACCGCGCTTCCCAATCTGTAAATGACTCTTGGTCAGAAAATCTTACAAGTAAATTATCTTGAACGGTTGAGCCTTGTGGGTTGCAGCCAAACGCCAGCACATGTCTGTCCCTATCTGAAACAAGTATTTGCTTAGCAGTTGTTGGCACATTATTGGCTCCAGCCACAGTGCTAATCTCTACTGCTCTTTGGTCTAAACCACCTGACTTGTCCCAATAAAATATAGAGCCGTCACGAATGTTCATAAGCAAATCTTCGCCAAAATTATCGTGAGTCCATATTCTTAATTCCGATTGAGGGGCAGCGACACTAGCGGCGGCAACACCCCAACCAGTAAAATCATCGTCAGGGTCTGCATTGCCTGTAGCAAGCAGAACATCATCTCCGCTTGTATGAGAGTCCGCGTCCGTTCCGTTAACGCCCCTTGTGCACCCTGTTAAATCGTTTGTAGACTTCCCTGTATAGCTAATCAATTCACCATTTATAGCGATGGTTCCTGTGTTGGGAAAGCTAGATGCATCAACCAATGTAATGGTGGTTACGCTGTCGTTTATACTGCCATTTAACTGATTGGCTAACGCGCTTGTTGTAATACCCCCAAAGAGTCCAGCGCTCCAACCTGTACCACCAATACCGACATTTAGACCTGTATTAACCTGATAAGCGCCAACGGTGCTGGAGCCTCCATTGCCAGTGTCTGAAGCGTTTGCAACGAATGGTGAAAGATTTATTGTATATGTGTTTGAATTAACAATAGAAACAATTTCATGCTCTGTATTTAAAACGGCAGCGCTAATATCGCCGCCCAAAGAAACAGCGCCAGAAAACGTAACAAAATCGTTTAAAACAGCACCGTGAGCGTTGTCAGTAACAGTGACTATAGAAGAGCCATTGGTAGCGGCGAAAGTTACATCCCCCGCAGATGTAGTCTCCCTGAGAGGCGTTACATCATTGTAAGCCCCACCTTCTTCAATATAATATTTTAAATGAGTGCCAACGCCTAAAAACTGAGAGCCGTCCAACGCGCTCCAGCTATGCAAAGCTCGCGCTGTGCCGAGATAACTAGATGACGAATATTTTTGCCACCCGCCTAATTTTTCAGGATACCCTAAATAGAAGCGAACCTTATCACAATCAAACCAACCGCCTTCGTTGGAGTAAGACGTTACTTCTCTGTTTATGCCGGGTCTAAATTGTAGTTTTGTAAGAGCCATATTTTTTATCCATAACACCTATGCTCCCCATTTTATACTATTTTTCTTGAATAGACCAGCGCGTGTCTATCTCCAGCGCGGACCCAACACCCACCCAACTAAACTGTATCTATTTCCCTTTGTTACTGGCGTAACACCATGAGGGTTAAAGCTGCCAAACGAAATTAAAGTTCCGCGAGCTTTAACAGATTCAGGGTTATACGCATCATTGTCGGGGAAACATAGCTCCCCCCCCTCATAATCAGAAGGCTCTGAAAGCTGAATTGTAAAACTTAGCTTTCTGCTCCACTCTATTCCATCAGAGTCGGTAGAGTCAAAACAGTCTGTGTGAACCTCATATTTTCCTGAATAAGATTCACTGTACTCTGTAAATTGTAGAAAATTTAACATCTGAATATCGTAACGAAAATACTGCTGGTTAATTTCCCAAATTTTTTTGTTAATTTTATAAAACAAATCGGCCTCTTGAAGCGCGTTTGTTATCATAAAAATATTGCTTCTTCTTATGTTGTTATTGGGATTTTCATCTGTATCGAGTTTGCCTGGTGTCAAATGCCCTTTACAATAATTAATTAACCCCTCGCACTCTTTAGCGTTAAAAAAATTATCTTCAATGCAGATTGTTTTGTCTGGCATATATCCCTCCGATAAACTTTACCTTAAGCCAAACTCCGTATCAAAAAGCATGATAACTTCATTTGGTAAATAGCTTCTGGGCTCCGTAACCCCAAGAATTATTTTTTCGCCCTTTTTGTCCACATCTCCAATACAATCTTCACCCTTGTATTGTAGCCGAACAATTATTTCATTGCTTCCAAGTTTGGGGTTTTTCTTTTCAGGCCAATGATAAGTTGCAGTAGAGACAAAACCATATTTATCTATGTGGTACATAATTTGAGTTGTTAGAAATCCATACTTTCCGTTATCAAAACCCTGAAATAAAAAAGCGTCTTCCCAACTCGCTATGTAATCCTCACCATTTCTGTAAGGGTCCCTGTTTTGTACATCTTTTTCATAGACTTGGTAATTTAAACAATTATCAAGGTTTCCTTTAAGCCAATTAAAAATTGGCGCGGTGTATTTCAAAGCATCTTCTTGGTTCATGTTTAACTGGTCTACCCAGCCAACTTTGTCCAATTGCTTGCTGATATTGAAAGACTTCAATTCTTAAATTTACCCGATTGTAAAGATGTACCCAGCGCTCCCGGCGGGTGCACCTCCATTTCTAGGCGCTCCATTCCCTCCGTTGCCAAGATTTGGAAAAGGCCCTACGGTAAGGTTGCTATTAGAAAAACCATTGCCGGGCGTGCTGCCTTGCGCACCATTTTGTTGTCCGCCATTGCCTCCATTAAAAGTAGCATTAGCATTGTAACCAAATGAAGACGCGCCACCGGGATTACCAGTACGAGCAGGGGACTGAGGGTTTGACATTCCTCCATTACCGCCAGCGCCAACAGTGTAAGTGGCATTACCACCAGCACTTACATTAGCAACGAATACGTCCGACCGCCCGGCAGCTCCCTGCCCGCCAGAAGAGTTTGGACTATTGCTTAGACCGCCACCGCCGCCACCGCCAACCCCAATCATAAAAGCTATATTCTCACCAACAACAGCTTGGTTTGTGGTTGAAGAAAAGAAAGCAGCTTGTGCGCCGCCAGCTGGTAGATTGTTATTATTCGCAAGGTTTAAGCTGTTACCGCTAACAGAGCCAAGGGCCGCGTTATTGTCAATAACTGTTGTGTTTCCAATAATGTAAGCCATTACACATACTCCTTTGCAGGCTCTTCAGGCCATTCGTCAAAGCCCTTATCTCCGTCTTTTATATCTCTAAGCGTGGCTCTATATGAACGCCAATTCACAACACTATCCGCAGTCAGGCCGACATCTGCTAGTTGAGTCCAATCACTATCCACAAGAGCCTTTTTAGACATTTCTTTCAACTCTTCAGCAGTGTAGGGCGATGCTGGCAAAGTGAAGGAACCCGTGCCAGAGTCGTAACTGCTTCCAACTGCCGCAGATGCAGAATTTGAATCAGTAAGTAACACCCAACTTGCGTCAGCATTAGCCGCGTCACATTCAACAATGTTTTCACACGCACCATTTTTTATAACCGCATATTGAGCCATTTTATTCACCTAAGCCTTTGCAATATCATAATAATGTTCAAACCAACCTGTGGCAATATATTTTGTGTCGTTATAAACAGGGTTTCCCCTGTGTGGATGAGTAAAGCTAGCGGGCCATATTACTACTCTTCCCGCTCTAGGCGCAACCCTCATCCCCTGCTGTAAAAACTCTGTTTCTCCAGAACCTTCGTGACTGGTTAAGTATAAAATCCAAACCGCCGCTCTTCGCATTGCTCCAATATCGCCTGCATGTTCGTTATGCCAAACATGGTACCCACCAGAATGCCCTGTTCTTTGGACCTTGCAACACCAAGACACCAAAGGAGCATTATTCAAGCCTACATATGTTTTTTTATACTCCTCAAAACAACTCATCACCGCTTGCTGAATTTCATTGCTCATGTCTTGAGCATTACGTTCAAAAAACACACTTGTATCGCGGCGACCTAGAGAACCCTCTCCGAACTGCTGAGTGCCGTCTGAAGAAAACACGCCAGTTTTGTTTAACTCCTCAAACCTGTGAATTACCTTATTGCAATACTCTTCGTCAAAAACATTATCATACACACCAATATAGTGGTCTATACTCACATTATTCATTCGCCCCTCCAGACATTCTAAACCTTCTCTAAAACAAATTTATATTTGTCTCCAGAAACCTCGTTAATAATAAACAAGCTATCTGAACCCTCTTGGATACGCCAACGGCCTTGCGTTCCGTCTACACTGTTTACAAATGGCCTGTCAGTGTTGTCAAGAATCATATCACCAGATGTAAAGTTGTCAGCGAACACGTTGGCAAACCGAACAGATGTTGTTCCTATGTCTCTTGTGCCATCAGCTTCTGGGACAATGTTACCTGTAAAAGTAGACACTCCAGTTACACCAAATGTCCCTTGAACATCCGTATTACCAGTAATATTTGTCGCGGCCTCAAGCTCGATTGTGCCTGTGCCATCAGGATTTACGACCACGTTTCCGCTAGACGCAGAGGTAATCTCGTTGGAATTTACGTCCAAATTGCCGCCAAGCTGGGGTGTGGTATCGTTCACTAGGTCTGTCGGAACAGCTAATGAAAGGGTTACATCCGTTACGGCAGCACCCGCGCCAGCTCCATCACAGAAAATAATTTTAGAAACGCCGTTTGCAACACTGACGTTAGCGCCTGAACCTTGTGTAAAAGTCGCTGTTTGCCCAGAGGCGTTACGCACGATGTAAAATTTTCTAAGGTCGTTGGGAGAAATGGTAATTGTGTTTGTGCCAGAAGGTGAGCCGCCCAAGTTAAGCAGTGTAAATTGCGCCTCAGATGCGCTGCCATCAGTCGCGGTAAGGGTGTGTGTTGTCCCAGAAAGAGAAATATCACCAACCGCGCCAATGCGGTCAATAATATCAAAATTCGTGTTTGTAGTGACGCCCCAGGTACCAGACTGTTCGCCAGTACCCGGCTTTTCAATACCTATGTTTGTGTATGTACTAGCCATTTCATAAAACCTTTGCAGTGACTAAACTAATATACTGTTTTTCGCGTTAAGCGGCAACCCCGGTCCATGTTTGCGAAACATTTGGAG